CTCCTATAGTTGATGCCTATGCCCCTCCGAAGAGAGCACCAACTGGCCAGGCCAGGAGACTATTGCGCTGCCGCTGCTGCACTACCAGCAGTACTCATTGAGCACGCTCGGAGTCGTTCGGTAAACGACTAAAAGGAAAAGCTACATGTAATTGTTTTTGCACGATATTGTGGTGGGTTCACAGCCCGGTCCACGCAGTTCGTGTGTTTATGGTTTTTGTTGTGAAAGAATGCAATATGAAAGTGATTTTTATAGTTTTTGTCTCGGTTGAGCCAATCATGAGTGGCTTCCGTGGAGATTATACGATGACAGGACTGACCACGATCTTATAGATCGCGAGTTGCCAGGCGGTGGCAACTGATGGGTCGTTAGCGGCTTGAAGGCCACTAATATTTCCCAACGCGTTGGTGTAAAACGTGTGCATAGATCGCACACCATTATTAACACCACCCATAGCGAGGGAACCACCAGATGGTGAGAGTGTGCCAGTGTTGCCACTGGTGGACCATACGTAGAGGTATCGCCCTGGTTGATTTTGAGTGACTGTTGTGTCGGAAATTACAACTTGGTTTGGTGCGCCACTATTGAATACTGCACCTGCAAACAAAGCTGTTTTTGATGTGTAGACCCCAGTGTACAATGCATAACCAGCCGTAGGTGGTTGTGCCATTCTGAGCTCCACGGTGTACCTCACCATGTAGTAGCCCTGGAGCGGGTCGGTTGTATTTACCTTCAACACTCCGGGGCTCCACAAACGTGCGTCACCTTCTTGTCCCGTCTTCAACCACTTTGACTCACTGGGCGCAATAGCGCTGGGTGTCCAAATGGCACCAATACAGTGGTCAGCAGTGTTGAAGAAGTCCTCATACCCCAGGTATGGCTGTGAATCGCTTGGATCATAATCCCACGCAAGCATCGTAGTGCCAACCGTGGTTGCTGGGCAAATCGGGACGTACCCAAACTCGCATTTGATCTTGTACTCTTCGAAACCATTAGAAATGGTTGACAGCCACTGAAATGTGTCCGAGCTAATTACCAGCGCGTTACTTGTGTTATATATCGCCACAGCCTCAGTGTGTTGTAACTTAACACCTCCAGACACATTCTGAAATTTTGGTGCTTTGCTCGTCTGTGATATGCTAGCAGCAAGCGGTGCTACGGCCTTAACCATGTCCACTTTGCTACCACCTGATCGCATGTACGCGCTCACCAACCCCTTCGCACCTTGCAGTGCCTGCTTGCCTGCCCATTTCGCCACGGGCCAGGCAATATCTCCGACGACATCAATGGCAACATTCTTGTTCCGCCGCTTGATCCGTCTCTGTTTCTGATTATATGTTTGCATCATGATAACCGATTTCTCTTTTCAAATTTTTATGGAGTTTCTCTCTCTCTTCTTATCTTTATTGTGTGAGTTGCGCCTCACGTACTAATTTTGTCGGTGGAATAATAATTTAAGGAGTTACTGTTCCCGGGCCATTACGGCCTCACAGCAGCTAAGTGAAAATTGGTTGAACATTTGAAATACCCATGGCAAGTTCTCCATCGAACTGGTATTTCTTATAGTAATCTTCAAGTGCAACCTGCTCATCAGGCGTGATACCCCACGCCTCGAACACCTGGACACGGGTCCAAGCGGTAGGTTCGCGGTAAAGTTCATCCATCCCGCGTGACATCAACTTCATACCAGTGGCAAATGTTGGGTCATCCGTGATGTTGCTCATCCGCATGCATCCAATGCGCTGATAGGCTTGATAGAAGTCCTGCATTACTGGCACACCGCCAGTCAAATTCAGTCCTCCAATGCCAACAGCAGTGCACCACTTCTCTCGTAGCACAGCATTGGTTAGATTATGTACGGTTAACGTATCTTTGCGTAGTGATGTGGGGATGTTTCTAACCATGCGACACTCATCGCCGATCTCTATTGGATGCATTTGGCAAAACTCAATCTTATGTAACTCAAAGACTGGCTCCTCAGCCACCATCCTGAACCCCATATCGAGAAACCATTCATCCAATCCACTATTAAAAGCGGTCATGTCCTCTTTTTCCATCATCACAGTGCAGTCGTCACCGTTGTTCATCAACTTCACTCTCACATTCCTTGATTCCGCATAAGCATGTATCATGGCACACATTAAGATACAGTTTCCTAACCCTGTATTCATGTCCCCACTGAACCGTTTGCCCTCAACGGTATACTTCAGTTTGCCATCCAAGCAGTAACCAGCACCCTTGTTCTTCATCTGCCAAGACAGAAGTTTCTTAAGGTGTGGGTCATGGTCAAACATCTCCATATAAATGGAATGTTCCCATGCTAACGCTGCTGGTGATACATGCATATCGAACTTGGTGGCGTCAAGTCCAATAGCTACCGGTGAAGAAAAACTTCGCCACTTCCCTCGCGCTATGGCGCCGATCTCGCTTACGTTGTAACCCTTCATCACTGTAGGTCCATCACCATAGACACGTCTAATCCCGTCATAAATACGGTGTTCGACTGCCTTGATGTATGACCCGAGTTCGAGGTTATAGGCGGGATCGCGCGGTTGTATGCAACGCGGGGCCTTCTCCGGATTAACCAATTCCATCTTGACGAACGCTATGCTCATAGCGTCTCGTCGAGATAGTCCGACCTGAGTCAACTTCTTTAAAGCGTTACCGTAAATCGTCCTCCTACGACCAGTGTACGTCTCAACAGTTTCCTGCAAGGTAAACCTGGTGGTGCGGGTGGATTTTTCCAATAGGGAACGCTTAAAATTAGCGACTCTACCGGCAAACAGATCCGTGTTTACCGGTGGTGGAGCTACAAAATCGTTTCCGATTTTACAGTAGTACATGCGTGTAAGTAACGCACACTCCAATGTACCGATGTCAGCATTATTTACCCCTAGATCCAGGTTGGGTGACAACTCCGTAATGGAGAACAACCTGCGGGGCTTGGCTGGGTCCTTAGCATGTTTGGTGACGGTTAGCCTGGGGTCACTTAAACTAGTAGTTTGTGACACCCCCTCCACCATGCCAAGGCCCCCTCATTCCTGAGACCGCAACCGCGAAACACGGCTGCGAGACAGGCGAGGAAAATGGCTGTTGAACAAACGAGTCCACGCACCTTTCGGTTGTGCATTTCGCAACTCGTCTTCCAACACACTTTGGGTGTTACTGGCCAATGCTCTAGCTGCCATCAGGTCATGATCGTCTGGTACGAACACTCCTGCGACAATCTGTTCAATGACAACTCTCAAGTGGGTAGGCCGAATGCCATGTTGTGTAGCGTTATTAAACGCCATACGACGGACGGCCAGCTTGTTTGCCTCAGTGGGTTTCGGACAACCAAGACGATTCTTGATCTCAGACACACTTGCGGCAACATACTTCCCCTTACTCGAGTGGGGCAGCCTACGGTGATGTTTAACCTCCACCACATCCTGACATACCCTGTACACTGAACTCGGCTTAGATAAACCAGAATTCACCACTTCTTCAGCGTCCAACACCTCCTCCGCAGTAGCGGTGGCAATGTCAGCAACCAAACCTGTCGTCACTTGGACGACGTCATTGCACTGTGAATGCAAAGCTACCCCAGTTTTTGAGCTGGGGGATTCAACGACACACTCGTTGACTTGGGTTATTTCACCCACATCACGG